GATATAGATGAAGTCTTCGGTAAGTTTATTGTACCGTTTGATATACCAACTGGGCAGGTTTGGTTAATGCCTTGTTGTGGTAGTAGAGAGGAACATATAGAAAAGGCTCCTATGGTTGCTGAATTAGCTAAAAAATATAATTTCAATTTTAGTCCTAGACTTCATTTACTAGTGTGGGATATGGCATTAAAAGTCTGAAGTAATAAATATTAAATAACATGAGGATTGCAATTAGTGGTACTGCCTGTCAAGGTAAAACAACTTTAATAAAAGATTTCTTAGATCAATGGCCGAGTTACAAGACTCCAAAAAAGACTTATAGAGATATTATTAAAGAGAATAATCTCGATCATTCTTCGAAGACTAATAAAAAGACTCAATGGGATATTCTCAATTTTATGATTGAGGAGCAACAGAAGTACAGAACTGGTCAAAATGTTATCTTTGATAGATGTCCATTAGATAATTTAGTATATAGTATATGGGCCGAGCAGCAACCAGATAATGACATTGATGAAAAGTTTGTCTCTAAGTGTATACCCTTAGTACGAGAGAGTTTTCGTAATTTAGATATTATATTCTTTACACCTATTACCAAAGTATCTCCTGTTGCAATAGAGGAAGATGATTTGAGAGATACCGACGCAGAGATTATAGAATCAATAGACAATATATTTAAAGCAGTACATAGAGAACATGAGAACAATCCAAAGACTACGTTTTTTATTACAGATGATAAACCAGCTATTATAGAGGTTTTTGGTAATAGAAATGAACGTATACAATTATTAAAGTTATATATTGACGCAGACGGTGACGCGCACGAAACTGGTAATATTTTAGATGAAGAAACTTTAGAGGAAATGAAGAAGCTTCAAGAAGTATGGAAAGATGTTGATCCTGAAGAAAATTCCCTCATTAAAAAGGAGATGGAACGTAAAATCGCTGAAGATAAAAGAAAGACTAGATTAAATAATTATAGATGAGTGAATATGATGAATTATGCGAACGATATATGGTGAGAAGAGTTAGATCTTTTTATCCTCGTAAGTTTGATTTATCTCCAGAGTTTGTAGAAGCCTTTAAATTAGAATATTCGCGTTTAGTTGAATCTGGTCAAAATAAACGAACGCTGTTTGAACGGATGCGCAAAGCATTATCCTTCCATCTTTGATCTTTGTAATATTTTTACAATATATTTTAGTATCTCCGATCTAACAATTTCAAGCTCTGTAAATGTAAATACATTTATGCCGAAGTCTATAGACTCGTCTGTATTAAATGCATCATATATTGATTTAAATCCAGATTTATTTCCAATGTCACTTTGTTGAGAGTCTCCAATAACTATATATTTTGATTCATGACCAAATCTAGTTAAAATAGTTGTTAGTTCCTGTCGAGTTAGATTTTGTGCTTCATCAACTAATACACACGCATTTTTAAAAGTTAAACCTCTAGTATAATTAACAGGATGACACTTAATAAAGCTTTCTGACATAAGTGTATTAATCGTAGACTTATCTAATAGCTCATTTAGCTTTTCTAATAGAGGAAGGCTCCATGGTAGAAATTTTTCTTCAACCTCACCAGGTAGTGATCCCATACTCTTTGATGCAGATTCTACGATACTACGGATGTATACTATCTCTTCTATTTTCTGTGTGCGAAGTAATTGAAGCGCGATATAGACTGATAAATACGTTTTTGCAGACCCAGCTGGACCATCAATTAGAGCCATTTTACATTTATCTTTAAAACAAACATCTAAGAAACTATCATGAACATCTGTTAAGTTATATTTTTGTTGTATAGAGAAATCAAGAAATGTATTCTTTTCTATACTATCGGTGATCTCTGTTTTATTAATTTTTGTTTTCTTATTAACACACCGGCCGTTCATAGACGTCTTTTTTGATGATGCGGTCGTAGTACCACGAGTTCTCTTAGCCATATCTGTAAGTATTTATTTGACTTTCAATGCTTTACAATTATAATAATTAAGGTGAACATATTATTAAGTTGTCTTAGTTATAGAGAGTACACTGGTTCTGAGATATATTTTTATGAACTCTCAACTGCTTTAAGGTCCGCTGGGCATAATGTGTCTATTTTTTCTCCTTTTGTAGATAATCCGTTACAAGATAGAACTACGGGTATAACGTTCCCTAATAAAGATGAAATTAAGAAAGAAACATATGATATGGTCTTATTTTCACATGGTCAGGTTACATGGGAATATTTAAAGGATGTTAAGACAAACAAACTAATTAATATTACTCACTCAGAAGTTATTGATCTAGAAGAACCAGTAGACAGTTCTAAGATTGACTTGTATATTGGTATCCGTCCGTCTATTGTTGATTTTATAAACAGTAAACTACCTACTGCTAATATAAAATTAATATATAATCCATTTGATTTTACTAGATTTAACCCTCAGAGATGTAAAAAGAAAAAGAGTGTTAAGGATAAGGTAGTTTTATTTCCAGGAAGTTTAGATTACCTAAGATACAAACCATTAAAATATCTGTTAGATTTATCTGAAAAACAAAACTTTAAAGTTTTGCATGTTGGTAGATCTGATTACAGCACTGTACACCCTAATTTCTCTTCCCAACCTGCAGTGTGGGATGTAGAAAATTTTTATAAACAGTGTGATATTGTTTCTGGTATCTTTTTAGGTCGGACCTCCATAGAAGGATTGTTGTGTGGTAAAAAAGTATTACAATTTGATGTTGATAATACAGGAAAAATTAAAGAAGTTTACTGGCATACAGAGCCGTATTTAGACAAGTTCTCGCGAGAGTTTGTTGCTAATCAAATAATTGATGAATGTTAAGTTTAATATTGTAGTGTTATGTTATAATTGCGAATCTTACATCAAGCAATGTATAGATTCTATAAAATCTCAAACATATACTAATTGTAATGTTGTTATTATAAATGATAATTCTACAGATAATACTCATGAGGTAATAGCTCAAAATATAAACAAAAAATTTAATTATATTAATAATAAATCTAACACAGGACCTCTTTCTAATCATATTAAAGCTATAGAGACATTTGAGTATGACCCAGAAGCCGTTATTGTGCATGTTGATGGAGACGATTTGTTGTTGCACCCTAACGTTTTATCTATTGTAGCAAAAGCATATACAAAAAATACCAATCATTTAGTTTCGTATGGTAATTATGTTACTACATCTGGTCAAAAAAGCATATGTAAACTGTGGGACAAAAATATTAATATTTCTAATTATATTGCACCTGTTGGGTGGATATTCTCTCATTTAAGAACATTTAAATTTAAATTATGGAATTATATTGATAAGAATATTAGTTTTTATGATTCAAATAAAAAAATTTATACAAGCGCAGGAGATGTTGCGATAATGAAACCTATTCTCGAATTAGCAGGTCGCGGTCGTACCATGTTTTTTAATTCTCCTCTATATTTATATAGAGATAATACTACATTAAACGAGCACAATAAAAATTTAAATGATCAGGTTCGTTGCGCGTTAGATATAAAAACAAAAAAAGAATACAAAATTATAAATGAATAGTATAAGCGACACTTTTAATTATAAAAATGTTTGTAAGTTAGCTGTAGAAAACGATAAAGTGTTTTCAGATTTTAAACAACATACAGATTATACTCCAATTTTAGAGCATGTAGATTATAATGCTGGTTTAGCGTACTTAAATTACATTAAAAAATACGATCTTGATGTTTTTAATAAAATAAAAACAGAGCTATGTATTAATGACAAAATAGGTAACCCTGTATTATGTGAATATCCTGATATAGGGAGCATATCTCCAACAACTCTACGTTATATAAAAACTGTAGTTGATCTCAAACGGTTATATGGTAATTTTAATAATAAAAAAATTATTGAAATTGGTTGTGGCTATGGTGGACAATGTTTGATTTTATCGAAACTATTTGATATAGATGAATACACGGTTATTGATCTAGATGAACCTTTAGCTTTAACAAAAAAATATCTTTCTGAACATAATATAAATGTAAATATATTATCAATAAACGATGTTCCGAATTATAATAACCCTAATGATATTGTAATTAGTACATATGCGTATTCAGAAATTTCAAAAGAAATACAGACCGATTATTATAATCATGTAATTAAAAACTGCAAACATGGTTATTTTATTTTAAACTTTATTAGTGATCAGTTTAAAATACACTCTCTAAGTAAAGAGGAAATTATATCTTTATTTGAACCTAAAGTTAATTTTCTTAAGGAACATCCAAATACTCACCCTAACAACGTAGTAATGTATTTTTAATTAAATGAAATTCACATTCGGTATAGTAACTGGTAAAAACTCTATTTTTATACAAAAATGTATAGAGAGTATATATTCTTTAAGAATACCAGAATTTGAGGTTGTTGTTGTTGGCGATAATTTATCGTTTGATGATTCAAAAATAAGATTTATACAGTATACTGATGTATTCCCTCAAGGAGATATATCGATTAAAAAGAATATTATTACTGATGTAGCTAACTTTAGTAATATAGTATACTTACATGACTATATACAGTTCGATTCTGCTTGGTACTCTGGTTTTTTAAAATATGGGGAAGATTTTGATTTATGTATGACAAAGATTCTTAACATAGATGGTACTAGATACAGAGATTGGTCGTTATGGGCGTATGATGTCCACCCGGTACTAAAAAATAATCACTATTTAATACCATATGAGATGTCTCATCTAACCAAGCTTATGTATTTTTCAGGGGCATATTGGGTTGGCAAGAAATCTTTCATGTTAGA